GATTGTAAAAAAGCATTTGAATATTTAGATAGCTTTCAGAACATAGTCATATCTTTTGATATGGATAAACAAGGGAGAGAAGCTAGTGAAAAAGTAGCACAGTTGTTTAGTCCTAACAAATGTAAGATTATGAATATGGAATTTAAAGATGCTAATGAGTATCTAAAGATGGGTAAGAGAGAAAAGTTCTCCCAAGCATGGTGGAACGCACAGTCCTATACACCTGCAGGTATTATTAATCTTAGAGATTTAGGTGACAAGTTATACACAGAAGACTTTTGTGAAACTGTACCCTATCCCTGGGCTAAGTTAAATGATAAGACTTATGGATTAAGAACAGGTGAGTTAATTACATTTACTTCTGGTGCAGGTATGGGTAAGTCTTCTATTATGCGAGAGATGATGCATCACTTACTCAAGAATACAAATCATAACATAGGTATACTTGCATTAGAAGAAGGTATAAAGAATACTGCATTTAATATTATGTCAGTAGAAGCAGATGCTAGATTGTATATCAAAGAGATTAGAGAAAAGTTTAGTTTAGAACAGTTAAAAGAATATGAGAAGAACACTATAGGTTCTGGAAGGTTCTTTGCGTTTGACCACTTTGGTTCAATAGACAATGATGAGATACTATCCAGAGTTAGATTTATGGCACAGGCATTGGAGTGTAAATGGATATTTGTAGACCATTTATCTATCCTTGTATCAGGTCAGGAAGAAGGAGATGAAAGAAAGTCTATTGATATTCTTATGACTAAACTTAGAAGTCTTGTAGAACAAACAGGTATTGGTATGTTATTAGTATCTCACTTACGTAGACCTGCAGGAGATAGAGGTCATGAAGATGGTAAAGAGATTACACTTTCACACTTGCGTGGTAGTGCAAGTATTGCTCACCTATCTGATGGTGTTATTGGATTAGAAAGAAATCAACAGGATACTGATGAAGTAAAAGCTAACACAACAACACTAAGAATATTAAAGAATAGATACACAGGAGATACAGGTGTAGCTACACATTTACATTACAATAAAGATACAGGTCGTATGAAAGAGATTGACAATCCTTATGAAGTAGACTATAATGCAGAAGATAATACAGAAGAGGTACCTTTCTGATGAAGTGTTATAATTGTGGAACAGAACTAATATGGGGTGGAGACCATGATTGTGAAGATGATGAAGACCATGCTATTGTTACCAATTTATCTTGTCCTAATTGTGATGCGTTTCATTTAGTGTATTGGGGTCACAAAGATAAGGAAGATAAACCAAGTTGGGAAGAAGGACACAAAGAATGGTTACAAGCAAAATAGTTTATAAACCAAGAGAGTTAACATTTAAGGAAAAAAGAATGATAGTAAAAGCACACAAAGTTTTATTTAGTGATGATAAAGAACCAGAAATGTGGGAGCATTATTGTGAAGAAGAGGAAACTGAAATGGCAGTAGGTAAAGGTGAACCTTGTAATTGGTGTGGAAAAGAGGAGAAAGATTGTGAAAGTTGTTCTTGACATAGAAACAGACCAATTAAATGCTAGTGTGGTTAATTGTATCGTAGCTAAAAATATAGATACAAATCTAGTAACAGTATTTGACCCTGATAATATGCATGTATTTAAAAACTGGTCAAAGAATATTAAACAGTACATTATGCATAATGGTTTATCTTTTGATGCTCCTGTTCTTAATAGATTGTTAGGCACAAGTATTAAACCATCACAAGTATTAGATACATTAATCTTATCACAGCTATTTAATCCAATGAGAGAAGGTGGTAATGGACTAAAAGCATGGGGTGATAGATTTAAATTTCCAAAAGGTTCTATAGAAAACTTTGCAAAATATACAGATGAATTAAAAAAGTATTGTATACAAGATGTAGAAATAACACACAAGTTATACAACCATTTAAAGATAGAAGGTAAAGGTTTTTCTAAGTCTTCTATTCATTTGGAACATCAAGTAAGAGTTATCATAGACCAACAAGAAAAAAATGGTTTTTATCTTGATGTAAAGAAAGCTATGTGTTTACACAATACTTTATTAGATGAAGCTAATGAGTTAGAGAAGTGGGGTCGCATACGTTTTGACCCAACAAGAAAAGATTTAAAAACAAAAACAAAATATATACCTTTCAATATAGGTTCACGTCAACAGATAGCTGATAGACTTATGGACATAGGTTGGAAACCAAAGAAACATACAGAGAAAGGTAATGTAATTGTTAATGAAGAAGTTTTAGATGGTATTAACTTACCAGAAGCTAAAAAGATTTCTAGATATTTGTTGCTCCAAAAACGAATAGCACAAATCAAATCATGGATAGATGCTTGTGATGATACAGATGGTAGAGTACATGGTCGAGTACATACTTTAAAAACTATAACTGGTCGTATGGCACATCACAGTCCTAACATGGCACAGATACCTGCTGTTCGTTCTCCCTATGGAAAAGAGTGTAGAGATTGTTGGACAGTCGAGAATCCCTACACCCATTCCATTGTAGGTACAGATGCTAGTGGATTAGAGTTAAGATGCTTAGCACATCTAATGAATGATACTAATTTTACTGAAGAAGTTTTAAATGGAGATATACATACTGCTAATATGAAGATGGCAGGTATATCAGATAGAGACCAGGCTAAAACATTTATCTATGCTTTTATGTATGGTGCAGGTGCTAACAAGATAGGTAAGATAGTAGGTAAAGGTGCGAAGGAAGGACAAGAACTTATGAATAGATTTTTATCGAATATGCCTGCACTAAAAAGAGTTAGAGATAGTGTAACAAACTCAGCAACAAAAGGTAAGATAAAAGGTATTGATGGTAGATTACTGCATGTACGTTCTCCACATAGTGCATTAAATACTTTACTACAAGGAGCAGGTGCAGTTGTATGTAAGCTATGGTTAATTAATATGAATAAAAGAATACAAACGTCTGGAGTAGATGCTAAGTTAGTTGCTTCAATACATGATGAATACCAATATGAAGTTTCTAAAAAAGACGTACAGAAATTTGGTAGTATTACCAAAGATGCAATGAAGGATACAGAACAACAGTTGCAAATGAAATGTCCATTAGACAATGAATGGAAGGAAGGTACAACATGGGCACAAACGCATTAAAACAATTACATTTATTTAATGTAGAGGAAGATAAAGATAATGTTGATGTGGCTACACATAAATGTAAAGAGTGTGGAGAAGTGAAACCTATTCATTCTTTTAATACTAAAAATATAATACCTCCTCAAAAAAAAGAAGGAAGTTTTTATCCTGTTCGTAGACAAACACATGAAGGAGATGTTCAGTTATTTGTTTTATTTAATACTTGTAGAGAATGTGATGCTAAAGGAAGAGCAGGTAGACATGCTAGAGAACGTATGTATTCTAAACCTCCTGAAGGTTATCGTTGTCCTATATGTAAAAGAAATGAAGAAGAAATTTTAAATAAGTCCATTATTGTAGACAAAGATTATAATGTTTATAAAAGAAGATATGATTTAAAGAGTGCTTGGCATATTGACCATGACCATAAGACAGGAGAGTTTAGAGGTTGGTTGTGTAGAAACTGTAATACAGGGTTAGGAAGTTTAGGAGATACTATAGAAGGTTTAGAAAAAGGTATTAAATATTTGAAAGGAGAGTTAAGTGATATTTAAAGGAAGAAAAGGTCATGAAAAATATATTGAACGTGGTATATCTATTGAAAAAATTTTTAAAAGTTATGCTGAAAATTTAGGGTATGAAGTTAGAGAAGCTTCTCAAGATGATAACATGTTTAAACATATTGATTTAATTTTAACAAAAGGAGGTGAAACATTTACAGTAGATGTAAAAGCAAGAAGAACAGGAACAGATAAGTCAAAAGGTTATGATGATTTATGGACTGTAGTGGAGTTTAAAAATACTGTAGGTAAACCAGGTTGGTTATATAGTAAAGCAGACTTTATTGCTTTTGAACGTAAAGATGATTTTGTGTGTGCAAACACAGAAGAATTAAGAACTTTATGCGAAGAGATTGTAGATTTAAATGATGAAGTTGATAGTTTTAAATATGCAGAATATAAAGTTTGGGGAAGAAGATATAAAAATTACAAAGATTTAATGTCTAGAATAGAAATGTATCATATAACTAATTTAGAAAAAACATTTATTTGGAAGAAAAGTCTTGACATTTCTACAGAAGTATGTAATAATTCAATTTTAATCAATAAAAAGGATAAAAAAATTATGAGTGTATTAAAAGGAAATGCTTATTGGGCGAGCATAACAAGCCCTAACACAACATTTGATTCTGATGGTGTGTGGACTATTGATGTGGGTAATCTTGATGCAAAGAATAAAAAGATGGCTCAAGAAGATGGTCTTAATGTTAAGAATAAAGGTGATGACAGAGGAGACTTTGTTACTATCAAAAGAAAAGTTAAAAACAAACGTGGTGATTTAAACAAAGCACCAGAGGTTGTAGATGCACAGAAGAGAGCCATGATTAATACGTTAATTGGTAATGGTTCAGAAGTTAATGTGTTGTATTCTACATATGACTGGGAGTTTGGTGGTAAGTCTGGAGTGTCTGCTGATTTAAGAGCAGTACAGGTTACTAACTTAATTCCTTACAATGCAGATGCAGATGCTGATAACGCATTTGATGTTGTGCCTGATGGTTTTGTTTCTAATGAAGATACAGACGCAAGGTTTGCTTCTTAACTAAGAAAGGATAGTGGTAGTAGATGTAATGTTTACTACCACTTTTATTATATGAAGACAATAGATACATTAGTAGAAGATATATATAACTTATTTGAACCAAGTATTATTAATCAAATAAGTGAAAAAGATTTAGAGAAACATTTAAAAGAGTTTACAAAAAATGTAACAAACAATATTAAAACTGTTTTAAATGAACAACCTAGAAAGAAGAGAAAATTATCTTTGTCTTCAATAGGTAAACCAACAAGACAATTATGGTATGATAAACATTCCAATTCAGAAGCTAGACCTTTAGCTCCATCAACAAGAATTAAATTTTTATATGGGCATATCTTAGAAGATTTACTTATACTTTTATCTAGAGTAGCAGGACATACAGTTACAGAAGAACAAAAGCAGGTAGAGGTAGAGGGTATTAAAGGGCATCAAGATTGTAAAATAGATGGTGTGTTAGTAGATTGTAAAAGTGCTAGTGGTTTTGCATTTAAAAAGTTTGCTAACAATAGACTAGCTGATGATGACCCTTTTGGATATATAGCACAAATATCTGCATACTCTGAGGGTAATGGTGTGAATGAAGCATACTTTTTAGCGATAGATAAACAACATGGTAATATTGCACTAACTAGAGTGCATGATATGGAGATGATAAATGCAAAAGAAAGAGTACAGTATCTCAAAGGTGCTTTGGATTCTAAAACAATTCCTGATAGATGTTATAGTGATATTCCTGAAGGTGTTTCTGGGAATAGGAAGCTTGCTATTGGTTGTGTTTTTTGTCCTCATAAAAGAGAGTGTTGGTCTGATGCTAATCAAGGTAAAGGACTTCGTGCTTTCAAATATGAAAAAGGTCCAACGTACCTCACACAAGTTTCAAAAGAACCAAGAGTAGAAGAGATATTAGAATGGTAATAAGGAGAAAAACATGGCAATAAAAACACATATATTAGAAGCAGTTATGTCTCACTATACAGCAGAGAGAGATAAAGCTTTAGCAAATATTAAGATACATCTTAACAATCCTGTAGGTGTAGGTGAACATCCTAAGATTGTAGAAGACGTTATTGAATTAGTACATAAAGCATCTGAAGCACAAGATGCAATGGAGATGTTGACGAGTATAGTAAATAATGAAAAAGACCATTGACATTTTTTTAGATGTAGAGTATAATAAAAAAGAATTACCAGAAAGAGGTTTGTTTCTATCTGTTATATTACAAGCTTTACTAGATGCTACAAATAAAAAAAGTAAAGTACATAGAGATAAAGCAATCGCTTGGTTTTTTTGTAGTGTTGGTGTTACGTGTGATAACTTTGAGCAGATATGTAACCATGCAGGATTAAGTCCTTCATATACAAGAAGTTTTGCATACAAAGTTATTCATTCACCAGACTTAAAATATGTTAGACAAAGAATAAAAAAGATGTTATAATATGACGTTTGATTTATTAACATGTTTTATTACAGGAATAATATTAGGTATGTTTATTGTTTTAGTAGCATACTTTTTAACTAGATTATAGGAGAGGATATGGGATTGATGGATAAAGCTATTGCAGATACAGTTAAAGACAACAAAGATTTTAAGAAAACAAATATAGAAAAAGAAGCAAGACTAGCTACAGAAAGACAAGTGGGTGGTGACCATTACAAATCATGTAAGATACAACCTGTTGATTATATTGTAGAAAATAATCTAACTTTTCTTGAAGGTAATGTAGTAAAATATATTACAAGACACAGAAGAAAAGGTGAGGGTGCTAGTGATATAGAGAAAGTAATACATTATTGTGAATTAATATTGGAGAAAGATTATGGCAGGGAATAACTATTTACCAACAGAATATCAGACGTTTATTCATGCATCTAGATATGCACGTTGGTTACCTGATGAAGGTAGAAGAGAAACATGGATAGAAACAGTATCTAGATTTAGTAATTTTATGCAGGGTCATTTAGATAAAAACTTAGGTGTGGTATTAGATAGTGAAGTATGGAGAAGAATAGAAGATAGTATTATAGGACTATCTGTTATGCCATCTATGAGAGCATTGATGACTGCAGGTCCTGCATTAGAAAGAGAAAACATAGCAGGTTATAATTGTTCTTATATACCTATTGATAATCCAAAAGCATTTGATGAAGTATTATATATACTTATGAATGGTACAGGTG